TTATTCTTGTTCGGAATCATCAATTACGATAAAGCAGATGTCGCCAAAATGTTGTTTGCCCACCTCTTCGCCTTTGAGAATTGCAGGCATTGCAATCATTCCTTTTGACTCAAGTATATCAAGCAAGTCCCACATCACTTCGTGATAGAACATAATTTGACCAACTCGTTCCGACGAAATATTATGTGCTGTATGCCATGCGGAGCAGTATTTCTTAATGGCATCGCTTAATTTGTTTGTAATGTACGGGGGGAAAAACGAAACGTAGGAATTGCGGGAGTGGGAAGTTTGGTGGATGTTGTTGTACGACAGTAGGTTAGGTGGATTGGTTGTGAGGGTGTAGGAAAAACGAAACGTTTACATTGGTTGTCATTTGCTTTACATTTTGGGCAGGGAAAGTTGGCATTTGCTTGGCAGGGGTTGTTGGACGGTTGGCAGAGGTTGTCATTTCGGGTGGTGGGCGTTCATCAGCGAGCATGGGCGAGGTTGAATCGATTGGACAGATGGGGCTAATTGGGCGAATAAGTTGTTGAAAAACTTCCAAATAGGCCGTTAAATGGAATGTTTTGGCTATATTTGTAAGCGAATCAAAGATGAATCATTATGAAGGTTATACACGTGCATTTGACAGGTAAAAGGAAGGATTACTATTTTAGTACGATTTCGGCTATTTACGGCGTTCTGACGGCCTCGGAAGTAGGCATGACGCTTAACACTCTACGCCATGCAGGATTGGCCGGTGGCGGCACCGTAATCACGAAAAAAGCCATTGTTAAGCAAGCCGAGGTGCTGACGCGCTCTGCTTGCTTAAAAAGTGATAGGTAGTAAGTTGTAAGGGTTAAGTGGGTCATGTTTTAGTGGTGATTTAAGGGGTTAAGGGGGTAACCGGTGAGGTTATGGAAGTGGGCCGGTTGAGCGGTATTTAAGGGGCGTTTAAACGGTATTCGCGAGGGTCGATATTTTGTTCCGAGTCCTCGCATTAGGGAGTCAGGGCGCAGTGATGCGAGTTGGCTCCTATTTTTATTCTAAATTTTGCGCAAAACAGGCTTGGGTCTACACTTGGGTCTACACTTGGGTCTACATTTTTGCGTAACTTGGGTCTACAATTTTACACAAATTAACACGCGGTTGGCTATAGTCGCATAACATATTGACAGTGTTCGATTGGCAATATAGAGGGTTAAAATTGGGAAACTTACACATAGGTTTGAGCGTTTAAATTGCCCATAAAATCGTTTAAGCATCGTTTAATCAAGTATTTATAAGTTCAAGAAGTCGATTTTAAAGGGTAAAAACGTGTGTGGCTCTAAATTTGAGCTGAAAGGCTTGTTTGTGTTGTGCTTGCGTCACTCGATGCGCACAACACCTTTAACGAGCGCAATATGATAAATTGATGACACGGGAATTAAAGTCGGGTCGTAATCTTTATTTTCTGAAACAAGCAACACTTCGTCTTTTGATGGTCCTTTTCTGACCTTTTTTATAACTACTCCTTTTTTGGTGTCAAGCACGTATACTCTGCCCCATTCAAAAAAATGGTCGCTTAAGCTTGCCTTTTCGCATGCCACATAATCGCCACTATGATAACGCGGTTCCATGCTGTCTCCGCTTACTTGTATAACAAAATCAGCATGTATTTTAGACATAAAAAACCTGTCACACTCTTCCTCGTTTATAGACATGCTTCCAGACATATAGCCGGCCATGGCATTGAACGGAATGATAGGAATGCCTCCTTTGGGTTGTCTTTTTATCTCAATATTATAATTGCCGTCTTGCGTGTTAATGTCGTCTGATGTGTTTTTTATCATCTCTCCCGAACCCGACATTAACCAATCTGCTGATACATCTTCGCATTTTGCGTATATTAACTCCGCGTCAAAAGTGCCTCTAATTATCCAAGAGTTTATTGTTTGCGGTCTAATACCTAACATATTGGCAAATTGAGCCTTATTCCCACCGCAATAATGCTCTACGAGTGCCTGAATCATCTTTGATTTATTCATGTTGAATATAAAAAATAAGCAATATGTATAATTTATTCGCAAAATGCTTTGTAGTATTAAGCAAAGTGCTTATCTTTGCAATGCGGTTACAGTTTTACCGCCTCCAAATGTAAGCATTTTGGATGAGATTAACAAATTTAACAAAGCGACAAAATGAGTTTTGAAGTAAAAAAATGGTCAGTAGAATACGACAAGCTTGCGGTTGCACGCAAGTTAATGTTGTTAGGTATCGAATTTATCTATAACGGCGAAGCGATAATATTTGACGCTCCGGAGGCTATTGTGAGAGCTATTAAGATAGTAAGTAGTGGGTCTATTCTTGAGGTAGAAAATGAAGAAGAGGGCTGAAATAATCGTTGAGCACAGCCTTAAGCATGTCACCTCGGTGATAGAGAGATATCGCAAGGATATAAGCGATGTGCTTGAAGCTTACGAGGTGTCACACGATGAGTCAGAGGTATTTTACTCAAAGCAATATCAAGCGTTAGTGGCTGCCAACTATCATCTTGGCAAAGCACTTGAAAGTATTGACAAACAATTAAACAAATAATAATGAATACGCAAACAATTAGAAAGCAAATAATTATCTCGGATGATACACGTGCTTTTTTGATGAAAACATTTAACTGCACGCATAAACATGTATGGGCGGCCATAACATTTAGAGCTAATTCGGATTCAGCCAAGCGCATCCGCAGGCTTGCCTTACAACGCGGTGGCATCCTGATAGATGGTAATACCCCGAAAGCGGAGCCGGTATATGACACCGCCAACCACACAATGATGCAATCCATAAGCGACAGTGTTGTCATAGTTGTCAATTTTACGGATGGCACTGCGTGCTTGCTGGACTCCGGCAAAGTGGTGGACAAGCTGATCACTCCCTCCGTCGAGGACTTTATGCAGATGCAGCAGCGAGCTCAAAAATTGGCCGAATCGCATAATTAAATCAATCACGGGGGGTAGCAATGGAATACTACAACAACAAAATGTGTGTAACATTTGACGAGCTTGTGTCGACTGAAGGTGGTGCGCCTGTCATAAACCGCAAGGCTTTGTCTATGATGTTATACCGCAATCCCAACCTCCGGGTGAGTCGCGGTGGTGGCCTCGACAAATACGCGCGTATTGACTACTACGCGCTGCGCGAGAGCTATCGTAAGCGTTTTGAAGCCAAGTATGGCGACCCCTCAAAGATGCTGCATGAAATGCAGCTGAGAGAGGAGTTGAAAGTCAAGATCGACAACGAGGCCCGGGGCTGGTATGAAAACTACCGCTATGTAAAGAACGGCGAAATGAAGCCGTTGACTGACAAAATGATAAACGAGTACACCATCAACGCCTCGGTGCTCAATCGCTTGAACGAGTTGATGACCCAGCGCGCGACATTCAGACAGTCACGACGCGGCAGCACCGCCGGTATGTGGGCTACTGTCGCCAACGTATACGAGCGCATGCGCGATGTGTACAATCACACCCTCCCCGGGAGCATGGAGCGTCTACGGGCCAAGATGGCCGACTATAAGCGCGATGGATATGCTGCACTCGTCAGCAAAAAGATTGGTAATGATAACACGACCATTATAAACGAGGACGCAGGCCGACTGCTTGTCGCGCTTAAACGCTCGGCGGTGCCGGTTTACAATGACTCACAAATTTTTGAGGAGTATAACCGCCGAGCCGAAGCTAAGGGTTGGAAAAAGTTGCGCAGCGTGCGCTCCATCACCGACTATCTCAAGCGTCCAGAGGTGGAACCGCTTTGGTACGATGCCGTGCATGGCGAGCTCAAGGCACACCAGCGCTATAGCCGAAAGAACGTGACCATGCTGCCTACGATGCGCGACTCGCTGTGGTATGGCGATGGAACGAAGTTAAACCTTTATTACAAGGAGTACGTAAAGGGACGCGGATGGGTCGCCAAGACCACACAGGTGTACGAGGTGATCGATACCTATTCGGAGGTTTTATTGGGGTATCACATCTCGGATAGAGAAGACTACGAAGCCCAATACAATGCCTACCGCATGGCCGTACAGGTTGCAGGTCACAAGCCTTACGAGCTTGTGCACGACAATCAGGGTGGACACAAAAAGATAGGTGATTTTTTGGACAAGTTGGTCAGCCACGTACACCGTCCTACCGCCCCATACAGTGGTCAGTCCAAGATCATTGAAAGTGTGTTTGGACGCTTCCAACAGCAAATCCTGCACAAAGATTGGCGATTCACGGGCCAAAACATCACAGCCAAAAAGTCAACAAGCCGCCCGAACCTCGAGCGAATCGCAGCCAATGTCGACAACCTGTACACGCTTGAGGAGCTCAAGGCAGCCTATTCAAAAGCACGCCGTGAGTGGAATGAATCAGAACATCATGCTACGGGTATAAGCCGCATGGAGATGTATCAATCGAGCGTCAACCCCGACACTCAGGAGGTGACAGTGCAAGACATGGTCGACATGTTCTGGATTGAAAAGTCACGGCTTGTCACCTATGCCGACAGCGGCATAGAAATCACGGTCGACCGTCATAAATACCGCTATGAGGTACTGACCGCCGACGGGGAACCGGACCATGCATTTTTGCGCAGCAATTACGGTCGTCGCTTTATGGTCAAATACGACCCCAACGACCCGGAAGAGATACGGCTATATACCAAGGATGCCGACGGTAGCTTAAGATTTGCCCGTGTGGCATCAACCTACAGGGGTGTATATCGAGCCATGCAAGACCAATCATCGGTTGACCGCTCGCGCATCATGAGCAATGTCGAGGCTAACCGACAAGACCGCATCGAGCGACAAATTGCCGCCCGCGCAATCGAGGAGGAATTTGGCGTAACGCCCGAGCAGCAGGGACTTAACAGGCCGAAAATGATTGCAATGCCGAAGCGTAAGGACTGCGAGGCTGAAATCGAAAAGCAACTACGGCGACGGCGCAAGAAGTATGCCGGCAATGCCGAGAATCTGTCACCGGGGCTTGTCGGCAAGGAAATCAGCAACAAAGTGTGGTCGGAATTGCCCGACTACTCTGGAGGCGTAAAAATAGACGAGTTGAAATCAATGAGGAAATTAGGTTAAACGTAAAATATTGATTAACAATGAAAAGTAACGAAAAATCAGCCATCATCGAGGCTCTTAAGAAATACATAGCACGCTACCCTTCACAGGCACGTGCGGCAGAAAGCCTAAAAGGCGTGTCAGCCGCAACATTAAGCCAGATGCTTAACGGCAAACATGACAGCATCAGCGCCGAAATGTGGCGCTCTGTAGCTTCGCAGGTTGCTGCGTCGACCACCGGAACCGGCTGGCAAATCGTCGAGACCGGGGCATTTAAGGAGGTGACCATGGCGCTTGCCGACGCTCAGGACTATCGCCGCGTAAGATGGGTGGTAGGTGATGCCGGATGCGGCAAGACGACGGCGGCCACGGTGTATGCCAACAACAACCGCGAGGTGTTCAAAGTGTTGTGCGACGAGGACATGCGCAAGGGTGATTTTGTGCGCGAGATAGCACGTGTGATGGGCTTTAAGACTAAGGGCATGCGCATACGAGATATACTCAATGCCTCGATTGACAGGCTCATGGAAATGGAAAGTCCGTTGTTGATTTTCGACGAGGGCGACAAGCTCAATGACAACGTATTCCACTACTTCATAAACATTTACAACCGCTTGGAGGGTAGTTGCGGCATTGTTTTTATGTCGACCTCATATATAGAGCAGCGCATCGAGCGCGGCGTGAACGGCAACCGCAAGGGCTATAATGAGATTTACTCAAGAATCGGGCGCAAATTTTTTGAGCTTGAGCCGACCTCGCCGGATGATGTGATTGCATTGTGTCAGGCAAACGGTCTGACCGAGCGCAAAGGCATATCGGAGGTGATTAAATCGACCGAAAAATCAGACTTTGACCTCCGCTGCGTCAAGGGTGCAATTCATCGCGAAAAACGACTGCTCGCACAAAAGGATTAAACACTATTTAAAACACGATTAAACGACATTGAATCATGGCAAAAAAAGCAACAAGAGCATATGCGCCGCGCGAAGTGTGCAGCATGAAGCGCCGGGTCATAGAGCTGACCGGCAAGTGGCGCGACGCGTTCGGCACGCCTGTAGACACGGGGGTTTGGCTGATATGGGGAGCTTCGGGTAACGGCAAGACAAGCTTTGTCATGCAGCTATGCAAGGAGCTGACGAAATTCGGAAAGGTGGTATATAACAGTCTTGAGGAGGGTGTGTCGTCGACGATGATAACCGCGCTTGAGCGTCACAACATGACCGAGGTCAACGGCAGATTTTTACTGCTCGACAGCGCGTCGATTGAGGAGCTTGAGGAGCGCATGAGCAAGCCTCGCAGCCCTAAATTTTATGTGATTGACAGTTTTCAATACACCGGTCTAAACGCCGCCAAATACAAGGAATTCGTGATGCGCCATCCCAATAAGCTGATAATCTTTACGAGTCATGCCGACGGGCGAAAGCCTAAAGGGCGCACGGCTGAAACGGTGATGTATGACGCGACGCAAAAGATACACGTAGAGGGCTTCCGCGCTCACAATAACGGTAGGTCAAGAGGCACGGAAGATTATTTTACGATATACGCCGAGGGGGCCCGGAAATATTGGGGCGACCAAGGAAATGAGGCCGAGAATGAAGAGTTTAATGAATCAAACAATTAAAATATAGTAAGTTATGGTTAAGATGTTAGCATTACAGCAGCGCAAGCTTAAGAATTGCGGCGAGGAGATAGTCAAAGAATACATTTACATCAGCGTGGACGATGTTGTCATTGTCGCCTGTTCGGGCAATAACCCCGAAAATCCAACAAAGGTGACATTGCGTAATGGTATGGAGTTGTATGTTGCCGAGCCGGCCCGGCAGGTGGCGGCGCATATTAATAGTTACACTCTCAACGTAAATAGTTATGGCAAGATTAAAATACGAGACATACGGCGTGCATGACAAGCCGATGTGGATGCTAAAGTTGCAGTGTGCCATCATGCAAGAATTTGGCGGCTACGACATTGATCCCGAGCGAATCAACGATGTCTTTGATTTTGCAAAGAAGGAAGTGCACAAGTTGCAGGACACGCGCGACATCATCCGCAGCGTCGTGACTGCTGAAGCATCGGAGTGGCAAGGTGACATCACCGTCGAAATTGTGCGTAATGGTCGAATGGTGCAAAAATATTACATGGCGTTATGAGTGAAAGTATAATGGAGAGGATTGCCCGGAATAAAGTTTTTATCGAACAATTCGCAAAGATGGAATTGCCTGTTGTGGATGGCAACCTGGTGCATCATCGCATAGAAGTGGTGGTACCGGTGCGCAAGGGATATTACTGCGCTATTATGATTGCGCGGACGGCCAAGGGTTATCATGTCGGCTACCATGCCGACACACCCACAAAGGGCTCCATTTGCGGACTGTATGAGAATCGCCATATAATGCCTGACAAGGTGTCGGCGTTCTTGGAAGGCGTCGAGATGGTGAGAAATTGCAAAATGGACTTCGGATTGTCGTTTGGATCGGCGCTCGACAATGCTGTACACATGTTATTTGCAAGCATGCACAAACAACTTGAATTATTTTGAATAAAACATAAAAAAATATGAGCTCAATAAAAAATTACGCACGATTTTACTCCTCATTCAACCGCTTGACAATTCCCGGCGACAAGGAGGAATATAAAAAGGTGTTGGTGTTGCAATACACCAACGATCGAACCGAAAGCTTGCGCGAAATGCACGCTTCTGAATACATCGCCCTGTGCAAGAGCATCGAGGAGCTTGCCGGGTATGACAAGGAGCTAAAGGCGCAGCGCAGCTCATGTCTCAAGCTTATGCAGGAGCTTGGTGTAGACACTACGGATTGGGCCGAAATCAACGACTTTTGCCGCAACGCACGCATTGCAAAGTTGCCCTTCGGGCGCATAAGCCTCGACGGGCTCAAGGACCTCCGCAAGCGGTTGTTTGCGCTAAAGGCAAAGGGGTGGCGACGCGACACAACAAAAGAGCCAATATACATGCTTAATCTCGCCGGGGTGCTCGGCAAGGCATAAATAAAATAAACTAAAAAAACAACAGAATCATGAAAGAAATTGTAGAGATGACCGCTGAAGAGCGTCGGGAATTTGAAGCCTATCGGCTTGAAAAGGAGAAAAAACGCAAGGAGGAGGAGCGCAAAGCTCAACGCCTGCAGTATGGTGAAATGGTCGACAAGGAGGTTGCAGAGGCGATGGTAGACCTCATGGTTGTAAGCAATGCGATGGCTGTCGTAAAAAATGGCATATACTGCACCTTTGAAACTATCCTCGATCTTAAGAGGGAGTTGATGGGGCTGTCGATCGACGCCCAGCGTAGTCACACGTTCACCACGAGCGACGGCAAGTATCGCCTCACGCTCGGGGTTAACACCATCGACGGCTATCGTGACACCGTGGAGGATGGCATTGCCATGGTAAAGGAGTATATAGAGGGGCTTGCCAAGGACGAGCAGACACGTGCATTGGTTAATGCTGTGCTTCGACTTCTTAGTCGTGATCAAAACGGCACCATTAAAGCAAGTCGTGTGCTGCAGCTGCGTAAGATGGCCGACGACAGCGGCGATGACCGCTTTATCGAGGGCGTGCGCATCATTGAAGAGAGCTACCAGCCGGCCATCACCAAGCGATATATACGCGCAGAATATCGCAACAAGCTTGGAGCGTGGGTGTATGTGCCTCTGAGTATGACCGATGCAGATGCGCAGATAATTATAAATGACAATAAAATGGATGGCAATTATGGAGAATGATAAGGAGCATTTTATGCCGGGCAGCAATAGTGTTGCCGGCACAAGTGGCGGCTATGTTTATTTGGCCGGAGATAGCTGTTCCGGCACTCTGAAGGGCTCTGAAACGTGGCCGCACGGCAAGGTGGAGAGCACTAAGTTGACAGTGTGCCGGGCATGCGGCGGCGTAGGATTCCAACGCCGGGGCCGAATGGAAATCATGTGCCGCCAATGCGAGGGCACAGGAAGAGTGAGAGTGTTTACGATTGTTGCACCCTATCGCCCGGGCAAGGAATCATGAAGATATATAAGGTAGTGTTTACGCTGCGCACCCCCGGAGGGCGCAGCACGACGATAACCGGGCTATACTCCCCGGACGAATCCAAGAAATCAACGCAACAAGCGATGAAAGAAGAGATTACGAAGTATATCCAAAGCAAAGTTGACGCGCACCCCCAATTGTCGGGGTCATGGGTAAAATTAAAAGAGTTTATAAAAGCCGACATTGATTTTGTCTACAACGCGGCGACAGATAACGCCGAATAGATTAAAAATCCGCTGAAAATTGACGATTCAGCGGATTTTTTTTAATTTTGTACAAATCGTAAAAACACAATGGCCAATCAATTATCATTTGACTTTTTTGAATTGCCGGAAATCAAGCCGGCATTACATCGTCGCATCACCAGATCTTACGGAAAAGGCGACGACAGCATTATAACCAGGAGTGACAGGTTGGCCAAAAGAAACCGCACGATGGTGGCGCGCTACTATTATTGGGCGGAGCTAAAGCGCAGGCGATTTGACGACACGATAAAAATCCTTGCAGACAACGAGTTTTTCATCGATGACCGTACTGTCAGCAATATTTTAGTGGACTATGACGACTACTTGCGCGAGTTATTAAACACCAATGCCACACGCGCAAAGTTGCGCGATCAATACCCGGGATGGAGCTGGGCCTAATCGGCAAATGTAGTTTCGTAGGTCATTACAAACACTCTTAAATCGCTGCGTCGCTCCGGACGCACGCTCAAGCGGCGAAGTTTGCCGAACTTGCCATTACCTTCCCACCATTGCAAGGCTTTATGAATCGATTGCAATGTGTTGTAGTTGTCCATGGAGCGCGTACGCATGGCGCGGGGCGCTGCTGTATTGGTGCTGCCAAGCCGTTTAAATGCCACGCGCAGTGTTATTTGCCCGCGCACTCTCTGCAATGCCTCCTTGTGATCGTCACACTGTACATAGGACATATCTGCCAAGCAGCACGGAAAGGCCACAGAGGGTCGCTCGGGAGAGCTAAGCTGTCCTTCATCGATGTCTATCCATTGTAGTTCCGGAACCAACTCCTCGAGGCGGTCCATTATAACGGTTAAAATCTCTCCATCCATAATTGTTAACTATTTACGTTTGTTTAAAATTGCCTGTATACGCGCCTCGATGCGCTCGCGCAAGCGGTCATTAAGCTCGCGGGCCTCGCCCATAAAGCGGCGTTGTACGATGTCGACAATGCGCACATGGCTGCGCACCGTATAGGGCTTGCCCTTGCGGCTGACGCGCGCATGAGCCGGAACCGTTACCGGGCCTTTGTAGCCCTCATTGTGAATCTTGGCATAGGCCACATGTTCGTTGCCGGCGGAAATGACTACGCGCTCAGGCGACACTACCGTAGGACGGATGCTGTTTACGAGCTGCGAGGTATCGACAAGTAGCGAGCCTGTTGTCTTGGCAACCTTGGCCGGCTGCCAATTTTGGCCGTCAAAACCCTTGCGTGTAAACGACTCCTTAAAGTACTCGGTGGCTGTCTCGGCTATAATCTCGGCTGCGTCGGCTGCGATGCTGTCGGGCAGCTGCTCAAAATAATCGTTAAATTGATCAGGTGACATTGTTGTTTGATATTAAAGTGTTATATTTGGGGCGTATGCGGATGCCCTATAAAATGAGCTGACCTGTAGGTGGTGGCGGCAGACCGATAGAGCTTTATGACGCAATGGGCGACTGCATAAAACCTATGTTTTTCTTACCAAAATTCCTCGACGCTTTTTCCTTGGGTCTTTGACCTCATACCATGACTTAAAACACATGGTATTTTTCTCGATTTTGCATACGCATGCCAATGCTATTCCTTTGTAGTACTTAATCATAATCCAATTGTTAAGCCTCGATTCTTCGCCCTGCGTGTCCTTCCCCTCCTGGGCGAGCCAAACCTCGTCGGGAGCAGTCAAAATCTCATCGATGCACGACATGTAGCCAATCCTAAATGCGCGTTTTTTCTTTTTGTCGGTCGTGTGATTGTCGAAATCCCTCCTGCTCATATACCAAGTGCGCCCGGCATAATCCTTTACAGGCAACATCTCTTTGTTGTTTATCGTTATGTGATGAGCTTGCCAATAGTCATCGGCGGTGCCCGTGTATGGCTTTAACTCCGGCCTGTCGCCGTTTATAAGCTTTTTAAATGACGATTCCACTCCCCATGTTGCCGGGGCGACCTCGCCCATGACGCGGTGGGCGACGGTTGGAAACTTTTTTATGTACATTTGATTTGCCGTAAAAATCTCGCTGCGTTTGCCACGGTTGACATCCCAATGCTGCGCCTTGGCCTTGGCCCACTCGGCACTATCCATAAAGCTGTCGACGGTTGTCTTTGACTCCTCAAGCAACTCCGTAGTGACCTCATGACTCATTACGCCGGCCACGCGGCAGCGGCAATTCCAGTCATTGGGCGGGTATATCTTGTCCCAACGGGCATCATTATGCGGTAGTACTATGCCATTCAGCGCGGCGTGGTCGGGGCGCACCCTGTCGTCTCCCACCGTGACATATCTCCAATATGGGAAAATGTTGGTTTTGCCGACCAAGCGGCGATAATTGGATGCCGACTCAGCGGCAAGGATGGCCGTGTCATACTCCGTTTTTTGCCACCGGGTGTTGAAGGTATCGCACACCTTATCGGCATGCTTGCGAAAGTCATCATATGTCTTTGCGTCGCGCAACGCTTGGTTAAGTTGCCGCACCTCGGCCAAGGTCTTTGACGCCGAAAAGTGGTAGATGTTTTGCTCAAGCGCGGTTACAAAGGCATCGTCGGTGGTCGAGTAGTCATAATCAACGTTGTTTATGCGACTATTAAACACCGTGTAAATGCCCTTTAAAAGGTCATTGGCGATGTAGTAAAATAGTTCCGCGTCAAACTTTTTGCTCTCACCGGTGACAACGCGCTTAATCACCCTGTCATTTAATGTGTCGTCACTCAGGGCTATGGGGGATGTTCCATCGGATGCCCCCTTGACGGGGGCTCCGGCGAAAAAATCCCTCAGTTTGCTCATGATGCCTGCGTCGGCATTTTTGACCGCTTTTTTATCATCGTCATCGTCGGTGTCGTCGTCATCAGCGTCAAGGTCAAGTTGCATGGGTGCTGATTGATGTTGTCGACGGGCAATAGGCTCGCCCTCCTCAGGCGCAGGGATTGAGTACTTTTCGCGGAGGTGACTTTGCGGTATCTCCATTATGTCCGATAGCTGCACAATCTCATTGACGGTTAACGGCTCTGCCGATTTTGGAAAAACAAAATGACCGTCGGCCACGGGTAGGCCTCGACGCTCAAGGATGGGGATTACGTGCTGATTCAACACGCGCTGGACAAAGCGCAAGTCGGACCGATTTTTGGCATCCTCGACATCCTGATGTACCTCGCCCAATGAGCGTGCCCCGCGCTCCCCGGACACGGCGGTGAGTGTCTGCCCGCTCACGGTTATGAGAATCTCCTCATTGCAGGCCTGTCGAAATTCGTTGAACGAGGAGCCATTGCTTGAGCTTGTGTCGTGTGTTTCAACCTCCGCCTCTTTTGGAATTACAACATAGGGTGCACCGCCGGCATGCTCAAAGGCGTCCTCAAGCAGCTTTCGGCTTTCAGGATCAAATGTGTTGTATTTGCCAATGCGCTGCGGCTGGCCGAACAATTCCAACCATTGCGACCAATCACCAAAGCCCCCGCGCTTATAAATGGCATAGGGCGCTGCCTTGAGTAAAATCCCGAAATCGCGCTCCTTGCCCAGGATTAAAATGTTGTCGGCCTCCGTATAGGGAATGCCGGTGTCGTCGGAGTCATTGATCAGGATGCATTTATTTTTAAGATTGATATGCTTGGCAGGAATTGGTATTGTTTCAAGGGCGCCATCAGCGTTGAACATTAATTCCGCGCCTGAGCGACCGTAGAACTTGCAGCGCATAATCTCGACAAGCAAAGCCTCCCAAGCCATGCTGTCGATTATTCGAGTCATGTCGTCGACCTCCTCCCCGGCACTGTTGACGAATTTTAGATCGGAATTGGTCACGGCGTCTATGCGGCGCTGTACGGCGTCGCTCAGCACGCCGTCGACCATCAGGTCGTCAAACAAGTCGTACAGCTGTTTGACTCGTCCGGAATCGGCACTGCGCAACGCCGTTCGCCAATCGCCGACATCATACACTTTGCGGGTGGGCGCCTTGATTATGATGTTTTGCAGCACAATGCCCTGCTGCGCATTGTTGCCTGCATTTTGCTTGCTCTTAGTTGTCTTTTTACCTTTCGACATCGCTATATGTGTTAGTTGTTTGTTAAAAATGCTGCGTCCTTTTGGGATTTGAGCCGTAGATGTATTCAGCGGCGCCATCCGGCTTCCCGTCGCCGTTCTCATCGGCGATGGGCAATGCGGGCTTTATGTCGCCCCTCTGCACCTGTCGCAGCCACTGCACCGCCCTGTCATAGCGTTTTTCGCGCAATTCCAGGTCGCTGCCGGCATTGCACAGGTTGATAAAATGCCACACTGCCATGTCCTTGACGAAGACGAGCAGCAGCGCATTGCGCCCGGGCCCCTCGGCGGCAAAGATTTTATCTCTGTCATAGGCACCGAGGTAGCCGTATGCCTCGGCGATGGCCGCGTCGATGGCGGCCATTAGCAATGTGTCATCGTCCCTTGAGATGACCTCAATTTCCTCGCAATAGAGATGCGTCGCGAGCTCTTCGGTGGTTATAAATGCCATGGTTAAAAGCGTTTTTTGCTCACCCTGCGTTGCCCTATGGTGTAGGACCCGGGAGTAAGCGTTGTTATTTTTTGATTGACTATCCACACGCCGCCTTCTACGCAGTCGACACCGTCGGCGGGTGATTTCATGGCCCGGTTGACGAGCAAAAATTGCTCCTCAAGTCGCCGCATGTGGGGGTTGTCGCGCTCGTCAACATTCAGGATTAGCCGCCCTTGACGGTTTAGAGGCTCAAGATTACCCTCGATGCGGTCAAACTTTTCGGGCTTCTTGCGTGTGTCGGGGATGATGCCTATAAAGCCGTTGGTCTTGCCCTTGGCCGCAAACAGAGGCATAAACACCTGCTCGTAAAATGGGTCCTGCAACTTGTTGTTTTCGATATAGTTATAGACCTGCGTTTTGTCATTTACATAATCTCTTATATAGTAGTACCAATTTACATACTCGTCGTTCGTAACGTGGTCGAGATAGCCCGTGTATACATAAAAGTTGCCGTCATGGTAGCCGATTAAAAATACGGCCTTAAATGAGGTTGTCTTATTTTTTGAGTTGGAGGGTGCAGGGTCCCCATATGCCACTGCAAAGCGCAACTTTGACAGCGGCGGGCACTTGCCCCATGTGAGCTCCTTAAATGTCTCTCCCTCCGCAAGGGGATTATTGCAATACTCCTGCTGAAAAGCTCGCGTCGACATGGTCTTTATGATTCTGCCGATGTGGGCCTCGCTGTTTTTTTCGGGCCACGTGGACCGCCCGTGCTTGTCACGGATGTTGATTACATCCCAATTATCCGCACGCTCCCCGGCCAAGCGCGTACAACAGTTGAGTGCTATGATGTTGCCGCACCACACGACCAAAAAGGGTTCCGACACGGAGCGCGTAGGCAACAACGCACCCTCAAACCACTCCCACTTTTTTTGACGATATCGGGGTTGCGACACTCGGCATCGGTGTCGTAGTCGTCGACCAGAACTACATCCGGGCGCACGGCGTCCTTGCGCGAGCCACGAGGTGACTCAAGCGCGCCAAGCGCGCGGAATGAAGCTCCATTTGTCAGGCAAAATTCGCCCGCTGTCCACTGACCGTACGACCTTAAATCACCATAGTAAGCCTTGAGCAGCGAGTTGCACTCAAAGGCTTTACGATAGGGGTCAAGCAACCGCTCGGCGTTGTCGTGGCTATTTGATGCGAGCAGCACATTGCGCTTTTTGCCTGTGCATACGAGGTACATGACACACATAAACACGATGGTTGATTTTGCGAGCTCACGTGACCATGACAGCACCTCGTACCACTCAGGATTGCCACAAATGCGCCGAATCGCGCGTTTGTGAAATGATGTAAACGGATATCTGCAAAATTCGACAAAAAAGAAGCTAATCCACTCGATGGGGTTGCGCTCCAACTTGTCGAGCATGGCACGGCGCTGCGTCGGCGTGAGGTCGTCGACGGCCTTGTCTTTTTGGAGTGATTTATAATACTCCGACCACTCCTTATAAGCTTTTAAATCATCTATTTTGCCCACTGTATGCGCTCCTTTATGTACTCGTTGAAATAATTGCTAAGCTCCTTTGCCTTGTCGAGATCGCGCGCTTTTAACCAATCGAGCAGATCTCGCGACACGTTGTAAATGTCGCGCACGGATGCATCCTGCTCTAACGCTTCAAGGTCGGCTGTGAGCTTACGCCTGATATCGGCCTCTGAAGTGGTCGGAAATCGCTTACCCTCATCCTTGGCGGCTATGGACTGGTCGAGCTCATTTAATTGTGCCAATGTCGACGCTATGCGTTCCTCTCGCGTCTGCAAGAGGTTTAATTTTAATCCCTCCCACTCGCGACACCATTTGTTTATGGTGTTTCGCGACACTCCTACGCGCTCGGCGAGTTCCTGCTGTGTCACATTTTCCTTGAGATAAATAAGCTTCGCCCACTCCTTGCGCTGTGTGATGTTTAACTGGTCGTTTGTCGTCATTTATATTGCTTTTAAGTTGCGCTCAAAGGTAGTCATTATAACGTGCTTAAAACAATCTTAATGCAATGCCGTCCATTGGATTGAATGGCATCTGCAATCAAATAAACATCATTAAAAGCTTATTTGCGTAAGCTGTTTTTAGGACCCAATTTTGCGCTAAAATCAACTTGCGATGGCAAAATCAAAGACATTTGTACTACACGACGAATCGGTCAACACATACGGTTTCAGGATGCTCACATCCGGGGTTAATCTCGATGAGTTTCGCAAAAATCCGGTTATGTTGCTCAATCATAACGACTATTTGCTGCCAATCGGGCGATGGGAAAACATACGCATCGAGGGCGGCAAAATCCTCGCAGACGCTGTATTTGACGAAAAGGACGAGCGCGCTGCGGAGGTGATGCGCAAGGTCGACAACGACTTTATACGCATGGCATCCATCGGCGCATGGCCGCCCGAGGAGAAGAGCGACGCCTACTCATTGATGCTACCCGGACAAAGGTACCCCACCGTCACAAAGTGGACGGTCAGGGAGGCATCAATCGTAACCATAGGAGCCAATCACAACGCACTTGCATTTTATGACAAAAATACGCAGGAGGTAATCGACCTCACCGTTGCCGGCGCAATCGTAAGACTAATGGACAACTCACCAAAAACTTTAAATATGAGTCTTTTAACACAAAAACTTAACCTGCACGACACGGCCAATGAGGCCGAAATCGTGAGCGCGGTGCAAAACCTCATGGATGATAACGCGCGACTGAAGTCTGAAAACAAGACCCTAACCGACGCAATCGACAAGGTCAACGCCGATCGCGACGCGGCCAATAAGGCCGAGGCTGTGCGACTCGTCGACGCTGCCATTCTCACCGGCAGGCTCGATGCCAAGGCCAAGGAGGCGACCCTTGCCATGTTTGACAAGGATTTTGAGAGCACCAAGGCCATGCTTGATGCTATTCCCGAAAGGCAGAGCATTGCGCGCCAAATCAACAGCACCGGCACCGGCACAGCCAACCTCGCCGACCTCAAAGGCAAGAGTTGGGACGAGCTCGACAAGGCAAACAAGCTCACCGAGCTTAAGGACAAGGCCCCCGAAATCTATGCCGAAAAGTTCAAGGAGCGCTTCGGCGTAGACCCCAAAATTTAAGCTAATAATTTATAAAACATTTAATCATGGCTATACAAAAGGAAATTTGGACGGCGGCCATTGTCGAGAATCTGTTTGCATCCAACAGTTTTTTGTCCAAGGCATTTAACGCCTGTGAGTACGTTAACCAAGGCAAAACGGTGCATATACCACAGGCGGGTGCGCCGTCGGGGGTTGCAAAGAATCGCACCTCGTTGCCGGCGACCGTGTCAAAGCGCACCGACACGGATGTGACCTTTGTGCTTGATGAGTACACAACCGATCCGATACTCATCCCCCACGCCGACACCGTGGAACTGAGCTACGACAAGCGCGAGAGCGTGCTGCGCAACGACAAGCTTAGGCTCGCCGACGAGGTGGCGCTGTCATTTATCGATGCGTGGTCGCCCGCCGCCGCACGCTGCGTAGAGACAACCGGTGCCGAGGTCGACGCTTACACACCCTCGGCTACGGGCAAGCGCAAGGGGCTTTGCAAGGCCGATGTGCTCACCCTTATGACCAAGTTCAATGCCGAGGACATCCCGCAGGAGGGTCGCTACCTGTTGCTCGACGCCTACATGTATTCGCAGCTTCTGGCCGACCTCACGCAGTCCGAAAACATGGCATTTTTGGCATGTGCCGACGCCGCCAACGGCATTGTCGGCAAGCTCTTTGGCTTTAACGTGATGACGCGCTCGACGGTTGCACTGTACGACGCGGCTAAGGTCAAAAAGGCGTGGAGCGCCGAGGGTGCCGCAACCGACCTCGCCGCCGCTCTCGCATGGCATGAGCAGAGCGTGTGCCGCGCACTCGGAGAGGTCAAGGCGTTTGAAAACGAGGGAGACCCGACATTTTACGGCGACATCTATTCGTTCCTGGTCCGCGCCGGTGGCCGCATCCTGCGCTCCGACAACAAGGGCGTTGCCGCAATCGTGCAGGGCACTCCCGTAGCAGAAGTAGGGTAGTAACCGCCATGGCCGAGCTCAAGTATCTTGTCATACACTGCACCGCTACACCTGAGGGGCGAGAGGTCACTGCCGACGACATACGACGGTGGCACACCTCCCCCTTATCACGGGGCGGCAGAGGGTGGCGACAGGTAGGCTACACCGACATCATCCATTTGGACGGCAAAGTTGAGCGACTTGTCGACAACAACGAGGACGCCAACGTTGACCCATGGGAGGTTACCAACGGAGCCAAGGGTTACAACTTTGTAAGTCGCCACATCGTCTACTCCGGCGGCATGACTCGCGACATGACCAAGGCAAAGGACACGCGCACACAGGCGCAGCGCGATGCGATGCGCGACTACGTGATTGACTTCCATCGCCGCTTCCCCGACGTGCGAATCGTCGGTCACAACGAATTGGCAGCCAAGGAGTGTCCGAGCTTTAATGTACAAAAATGGCTTAGACAAATAGGTATATATCAATGATAAGAAACAATGGAAATCCTTTTAAACCTCCTGACATACAGCCTCCCCGGTGGCTTTTTGGGTAGTGTGTTTGCGTGGCTCGTAGGCCGTCGCCGACAGGACAACGACATGCTTGTGCAGCTGCAAAAGTCAATCAACATGCTGTCGGAGGAGAATCGAAAAATCCTCGACGAAAACATAAAGCTGCGCAAGGAAAATGCCAACCTCATAGCCAATCAGGAGGCCATCAAACAGAATCAAAAGCTGCTCGAGGAGGAGATTAAGCGCCTCCGAGCAGAAATTATAAAATTAACATCAAACAACCAAAAATGAAAGCATTTGCAAAACCCATCTTAATTGTGCTGTCAGCAATGGCAGCCGTCGCCCTCGTCGGTTGCGGGGCATCGAAAAGTACATCCGAATCAACGCATTACGAGCGAGATGACACTACCGAGGTGTACACCGTCGACACCGCCGCACGCGGCGCTGTCGAGCAGCTTAGCGGCATGTCCTACTACGCCATCACGGCGCAGCCCATCTCCGAGGACATTGCCGTTGTTGATGTCCCGGTGTCGGCAGTTGCAGAACTGCCCGACGGAGCAAGCTACACCGCTTCCGGGGGGCGGGCGACGGCACAGTTGACGCGCATAGGAGATAACATAAAGGTCGAGGCTCGGTGTGACTCGGTGGCGAGATTATGCGAGATATACCGCTATATGGCCCTCGATTACATGTCTGCCAATGACAGCTCACGCAAGGAGATTGCAAAACTCGACACCAAGCGTCAGCAGTTACAGGAGGCCCTTGAGGAGCAAAAAAGATCGCCTTCCAATCACGCTTTGGGGTGGCTGCTTGGCTCTCTTGCAGCCCTCTGTGTATGTCTTTTAACCATCGTTATAAAACCGTTTAAACACAATAAAAATGGCTGAGGCAATTGAACGAAAAGTGCTTGAGGGTATAAATCTTATACTCTCAGTGGGCGGTGCCGCCCTTGGGTTTTCGACTACCTGCAAAATCGATACCACCGCCGAATTTGGCGTACGCGTGACCAAGGAGGCCGCCTCCGGCGAGTGGGAGGAGCGGTACCTCAAAAAACTGAGTGAGAAAATCTCGGCATCCGGTTGTGTGCTCACCAACGGCGACAACAATGTGCCTACGTATGACCAGCTTAAGGAGATGCAGCTTGCCGGCACCCCGATTGACGGGCAGTATAGCTTGCGCGATGGAGACGAGCGCACTGGCAAGGTAGCCGGAGGTTATAAAGGTAAGTATGTAATCACAAGCTTGTCGCTTGAGGGCACCGTCGGAGATGATGCAAAGTACACTGTCGAGTTGAGCAATCATGGCAAAATCTCAAAGATGGGCACCGGCTTGACTGAGGGTGCGGCATCGGCAAATGATAACGCATAAAATCAATAATCATGGTTAAAAAACAACCCGATAAAAAGCCTGTAACGACACTCAATGTGGGTGGCCACAAGTTGCCGTGCCGCGTCACCATGGGAGCGATGGTACGATTTAAGCGAGCCACAGGGCATGAGGCCTCAAACCTCGACACTGCCGACATAGAGGAGATGGTGACATTTGTACACTGTTGCGTTGCATCGGCGTGTGTTGCCGAAAAGGTCGATTTTGACATGACCGTCGAGGAGTTTGCCGACAACCTTGAGCCGGATGCGCTCAATGAGTTCTACGGCGGCATGGGTGGCGCGGAATCCGTCGACCCCGAAAAAAAAACGGGCAACCCCCAATAGAGCGGTTGTTCGGCATCGCCGTGGGGTGCATGGGCATGAGCCTCGATGACTTTATGTCCTGCACCCCGGCGGAGATAGCCGCCATACACGAGCAATGGCTAAATGACGGCATCGCCCGTGAGCATGCGCAGTGGGAGCGCGCACGCATGATGTGCATGTGTATACTGCAACCCTACGCAAAAAACACGCTATCGCCCAGGGATGTCATGGTATTTCCGTGGGAACTTGAGGCTGACAGCGATAATCCAAAAACCAACAACACCAACACTGACAGCAATTTGACCCGTGACGAAATCTTGGCAAAATTCGAGGAGGCCAAAAAGGCAGCGGGGTTAAAATAATCAACAACAATGGCACAGAGTGTAGACTTTGAAATACGGCTAAAAGCGCCCGACGGCAGCATCCTGCGGAATCTCCGCATGGAGGTTGACGGCCTCGGCGACCTCCTGCGAGGGGTCACCCGCCGCTCCGAGGAGGCCGGCGCAGGGTTGCGCAAGATGGCCGCTACCTCTGTGCTTATAGACACATCCGTACGCGCCGTTGAAAATCTCAAGGGTGTGGTGTCGGGGCTCGTCGCTCCGTTTGCAAGTTTTGAGCAAGCAATGGCCAAGGCTAACACCATGGCAAACAAGTCGGGCGAAGAATTTAAGGCGCTTGAGGGGCAAATAAAGTCCCTCGGCAACGAAATCCCTATGCTGCGCGATGAGATTGCCGGAGGCCTTTATCAGGTAATCTCTAACGGCGTGCCCGAGGACAATTGGATTGATTACCTTAAAAAGTCGACCAAGGCAGCCGTCGGCGGCGTGGCCGACCTCGGTCAGACGGTCACGGTGACCGCTACGCTCATTAAAAATTACGGCATGTCATGGGATGCCGCCGGCACAATCCAAGATAAGATACAGATGACAGCCAAAAACGGTGTAACATCGTTTGAGCAACTCGCACAGGCATTGCCGCGTGTCAGCGGCTCGGCGTCGCAATTGGGTGTGCAGATTAACGAGTTGATGGCCGTGTTTGCCACAACCACGGGTGTTACAGGTAACACCTCCGAGGTCAGCACGCAGTTGGCCGCCGTGCTCAACTCTCTGATTAAGCCAACCTCGGAGGCAACGGCCGCTGCCGATGCTATGGGTATCAGATTCGACGCCGCAAGCGTCAAGGCATGCGGTGGATTCCGCAATTTTTTGGTCGAGCTTGACGCATCCGTGCAAGCCTATGCCGCGAGTTCCGGGCAGCTGGCCGAGACCATATACGGGCAACTTTTCGGTAGCGCGGAGGCATTGCGCCTCCTTGGCTCGCTCACGGGCGAGCAAAAGGACAAGTTTGCCGACAACATCGCCGCGATGGAGGAGAGTGTCGGCACCATCGACGAGGCATACAACCAAATGTCATCAACTTTTGACGCATCGATGACGCTTATAAAAAATAAGATGGCATCGATGGGTGATTGGGTAGCCTCGGCGGTGTCATTTGCGGCACCGTGGCTGGAGATAGGTGCCAACGTTGGTACCGCCGCAATGAGTATGAGCCAACTATCTATGATGGCCGGCAAGCTCGTCACCGGCATCAAGTCCTTGGAGCTTGCGAGTCATGCCGCCGCTGCGGCGCAGCATGTAGTGTCGGCGGCTACCAAGGCATGGTCCGTCGCTCAGGCAGCACTTAACGTAATAATGAGTCTTAACCCCGTAGGTATAGTGGTAATGGCCATTGCCGCGCTTGTCGCAATCGTCATTGCGGCATATAACAACTGCGAGGAGTTTAGGGAGATTTGCGACAAGGTTTGGGCCGTCATAAAACAGCTTGCAGCCGTCGTTTGGGACTTTTTGGTAAAGGCATTTGAGCGTGCGAGTGAGGTTATCCGCAAGGCGTGGGAGTGGGTTAAAAACTTTTTCGGCATCGACGGGGCCGATGATGCAAAGGAGGCCGCAGCGGCCATCAATGCACAGGCCGACGCGACACAGAGGGTAGCCGACGCGAATAAGGATGCCGCCGCCACCGGACTTAAGGTGGCGGAATCCGTCGATTGGCAGGCTATGAGTTACGAGCACCTCGGCGAGGCGATCGAAAGACAAAAGGCCAAGGTTGCGAGCCTTGCCGGTGTCAATGCCGAATCGGCACGCAAGGAGGCACAATTACTCAAGGCAATGGAGGCCCGGCACGACAAGCTCGGCAAGCAGTACGGCCTCGCATCGTCGACGGGCAGCATCGACAAAAATGATAAGTCCAACTACAAGGGTGGCACCGAGGGTTATTACAAAGCCCTGCAGCGCGAGCTTGAGGACAAGTTGGTCAAGATTGACGCAACCCTCGACCCTGAATCCTACCGCACAATCGTAGGCCAACTCGCCGAAATTAAGTCATGGCTCGACGGCCTTGAGAGCTACCGCCACCGCGTCGAGGTGGAGCTAAAATTTCCGGACGCGAGCGCGCTCAAGAGTGGCGATATATTGCCCGGGAAAATAGACCTGACAAAAAACTTCAAGACATTAAGGCCTACCGACATAATCCCTAATGAGGTGTCGGATAGAGTGAAAGGTTTGGCCGAATCTCTCGCAAAGGATGTTGGTGATGGTATAGCGCCCATACGGCAGGGCTTGTCTTCAATGGCGGGAATGCTACACAGTGTCGCCCGAATGACAAATGAGTCGACAGGCGCTTGGTTACAATGGGGAGCCTCGGTGATTGATGCCTGTTCAAGGGCATTGCCGGCAATCATGGCCGTTACGGCAGCCAAGGCTGCGGAATCGGCCGCAGCGACACCCATTGTCGGATGGATAGCGGCAGGAGCGGCCATTGCGGCAGTGATTGCCTCGTTTGCGCAATTACCAAAATTTGCCGAGGGAGGCATAGCCTACGGCCCGACACTTGGCTTGTTTGGTGAGTATTCCGGGGCGTCAAATAACCCCGAAGTCGTGGCACCGCTCAACAAGCTCAAGGAACTTATAGCGCCGTGGGGAGTGGCGGCCATGCCCGCTGAAATACGCCTTGTGGCACGTGGCCGCGACCTCGTAGGAGTGCTTAATTATAATGACAATTTAAGGAGGAGGACAACGTAATGTCGATGCATTTAAGATATAGCGGCACTTGTTACAGCCGCAACAACGTAAAATGGAAGGTGGACATCCTGCAGGCAAATGATGTACCCTTTGCTAATGTCGGCGAGCTTGACTTGTCGTCCAACGACGCTCTGCTCATAGAGTGGCCGGCCATTGACAAGGAGGAGGTGATTGTCGGCTCCTCGGCGACGCTTAACATCATATCACCGGGTGATAGGACATATGAGGACCTGTACACCATTATGCCGGGCAATATACGTATGGATGTGTACTGCGAGGACTCATTGTATTGGTCCGGTACGCTCGACCCTGAATTTTACTCAGAGCCTTATGCGCGGTTCAACAATTACGTTGTCACCCTTACATTTTCCGACTTCGGGGTCCTGGATCGCATAACGTATGACCTCAACGGAGCGCAACCGTTGTTGACAATTGTAGAGCGTGCCATCGCCGGCACCAATATCAATATTATGGGAATCGATTACGACACGCTGGCGAGTACTTATTTTGCCGAGGGTGGCAAAAAGGCCACGGTCGACAATCTGTCAATCCGATCAGACAATTTTACGGATGAAGAGGGAGAGGTGATGTCGATGCGCGATGTCATAATCGGCATTCTGCAACCTCTTGGACTACGCATGGTTCAGCGCGCAGGCAAGGTGTACATATATGACCTTAACGGTTTATACAACAGTGGCCACGCTCAAAGCGTGGTGTGGATGGGCGACAGCTCGACGCTCGGTGTCGACAAGGTGGCAAACAATGTGCGCATCACCTTTTCGCCGTATGCTCAGAGCGACTTGTGGGCTACAACCGCCAACAATGGCAAAATCGTTTACGAGGGAGCGTCGTCGTCTCAGGCGACCAACCTCGGTACAGCCAACCCCGCCGACCCCGATTACGGAGAGTTTTACACCTTTTTAAAGGATTACAACTTAAATACCTCGCAACCTGTTGCGCCGGGCATGTCGTCGCTGCTGCTGTCGCGGTCGTTTAATATCTTTTGCAGCCCTCAAGGCTCGGGTATTACACACCGGGCCAATCCTTATTTTAAGATTGTCCCGGTCATCGGCAGTTCTGAGGCCTCCGAGGGCATCTACGGAGGCTTTCGCGTGGGGTGCTGCTCGCTTGAGTCAGGTGACACCCGGCTTGTCGGCATACAGCCGTCAAAGGTCGACCAAACGGCATTTAATCCCCCTTTAATGCACACTCAAAAGGTGTTTATCCCCAAGATGGCAGCCGAGGAGGCTTCAAAATATCGCCTTAAAATCACCCTCAAAATGTTGATGGATGTGCGCTATAATCCCTTTGAGGAGGAGGGCGACTACAACGAGGGCGCCAACTGCGAGGAAATTAAGTATAACACGGCGTGGGCATTTGTACCAGCAAACATCACCCTCCGTGACAATGAGCAAGGCAGCATTGTGCGCCACTATGACAATATGGATGTAACAGTGGGTGCCGGGTGGGGACATGTCGATCTCGATTATTCAGGGTGGCAACCGGGAGAGCCGGACGGACATTGCACATGGTTGGCATTTTACGACAATGAAAAGCAATGGGAGCGGCCGGCCATCGGCGGATGGTGCACCAATCGTCACAATTTTGGACGCCCGGACACGGAATCGCGCAAGCCTCAGAGTGCGGGAGCATGGCCGAAGCCTTACGAGTGGGAGGTGGCCGCAAGCTTTAAAAACGCCAACAACGGCCAATACATACCATACCCGGCACAAGGTGGGTGGCTTGAGATTACCATATACCAGGGCGTAAATTGCTACGCATACGGGGAGGAGAGCATGTTTGCCGCCACCACAAAGTGGACGGAGCGAGGCTTGTATGACAAGGTGAGGTGGCTGCTTTATCAAGCTCCGCAGGTTGAGATTGTAAAATCAAATCTCACGCTCGAGAGCGCGACCATGGAGGATATTGAATATACCGGGCTGCTGCACCCTGATGCAAAGGATGAGATAGCAATTGACACAATATGCGGCACGGCCAATATTGCCATACCCTCCGCTCGCGGGATCTATCTTGAGGAATCTTCCGGCGATCAGATAAGGCGGTTGACGCGCGCAGGCGTTGTTGACCACCCCGAGAGGCTGTTGATTGGCACACTGTACAGTCAATACGCATCACGCCACACCGTGCTGTCGGGTGTGATGGCGCTCGACACTTCGGGGCTTGGCACGTATACGGAGTTCAATCAACAGGGCAAAAAATTGATGATAAAGGGTGAGGTTCAGGATTTAATGTCGGATACATCGGAGGTGACCCTTGTCGAGTTGCGTCCGGACGAATATCATGCAGAATGAGCACATATAACGGCAAAATAAAGATTATAAAGGCACGATCTCGTAACAAGAGGTTGCGCGAAATTGGCGGAACTGCGTCGACGGTGGCCTCCTCGAGGGAGGTTGTCGCCGCGCCTTCTGTCGACCTATCGCGCTATGTCTTAAAGTCCACGTTCGACGACCTGTTCGAAAAAGTCAATCTCGGCACCGATGCCGCTCCAAAATGGGCAATAAAGGCAAAGTGTAACTTCTACACAGTCGGTTGGCTCTCATTTCGTGGAGCAAACGACGGCAGCGGCGGCAGTGCCGTCGCAGGCGCGGCCAATCTCTCCGACCTCAAGGATGTAAGCCTCGGCAGCCTCGCCGCAGGACAGGCACTTGTTTGGAACGGTGCAAAGTGGGTAAACTCAACCATCGCTACAAGCGGCCTCGACGAAGCATCCCTCTCCAACTACCTAAGCTCACACGGCTACGCAACGCAATCGTGGGTTAACTCGCAAAACTACGTTACACAGCGGTGGGTCACTGCGCAAGACTACCTGACACAAGCCAAGTCCGATGCGCTCTATGTGACCGCAATAGGCACATCCGGCAACAATCTCACATGGAGTAAAAATGGCACCATCAACAACATTACCGTCCCCTACGCAACGCGCGCCGCATTTGCCGATGCTGTGCGCGACCCCGACCATCATGTAGGTGCAACCCGCCGCACATCGGCCAACGTAAACTTCGACAATGACTGCGCCCTGCATTACTTTCTCGCAACATCGGCGATGACAACGAGCAAGCCAGGCACCGATGGCCACATCCTGCACATGGAATGGGACAGCTCGCTTTCATGGGCGGCGCAACTCGCCGTGCCGTGCGATACTTTGGGCAGCATCCAATATCGATTTCAATTAGGAGCATCATCATGGCATCCGTGGCGCACAGTCGTTGACGCCAATAACTACCAAAGCATTCTTGCCAATACCTTTTATAACAAGACGGAGGTTGACAACAAGCTCAACCTAAAGCTCGACAAGGCGACATTCGACGACCTGTTTGAAAAGGTCAACCTCGGCACCGACGCAGCACCCAAGTGGGCCATCAAAGGCAAGTACAATTTTTATACCGTAGGCTGGCTATCCTTCCGTGGAGCCAACGACGGCAGCGGCGGCAGTGCCGTAGCAGGTGCCGCCAACCTCTCCGACCTCAAGGATGTGTCGCTCGGCAGCCTCGTCGCAGGGCAGGCATTGGTGTGGAACGGTGCAAAGTGGGTAAATTCAACCATCGCCACATCCGGCCTTGACGAAGCATCCCTCTCCAATTACCTCACATCCCACGGCTACGCTACACAATCGTGGGCTAACGGAGCGTTTGTCAGCAAGAGCGGCGACACGATGACGGGTCATCTGACCTTGCTCGCGCATGATATGTACCTCAAAAACAGCACTGACGGCTCGCAATACGTTTGCTACGGGTTCAAAAATACAGCCAATGCAATCATCGCCCAAATAGGTTATCACAACACCGCCAAGCGCATAATCATCAATCCCGTCGGCTCTTCAGAGCCGTGGGTGGATGCCGTCGGGAAGTACAACCTAATAGTCGGCAACAATGAGCTGAAGTACAACACCCACTCCCTTTGGCACTCAGGCAACGACGGACACAACTCCGGACTCGACGCCGACACCGTAGACGGCGTGCAATGCTCCGACATGCTGCACTTTGTCGCATTGCAACCGCAGAACCTCGATGCCAACAGCATTGTCACCACGGGGTCATGCTACGTGCCGCGCGGTGACATGAACAACTCGTCGTGGAATGGCTATACGTTCACCAACTTCCCGACCACGAAGCCCCAGGGTGGATTTATTCTGATGAATCTTGCCGAAGGCAGGTATAGACGACAGATATATACTGCGTACAACAACCCCAATCTGTATGTGCGATACAATTATTTCAACGGAACTGCCGTAACTTGGAGTCCTTGGCGCACGCTTGCCTTCACCGACTCCACAGTCGCCAACGCCAACTCGCTTGGCGGCATCGCAGCTGGTGACTATGTAACCCGCATAAGCGACCAAACGATTAGCGGAGTAAAGACATTCACAACATGCGTGAAGCATACAATGCCTGTCATGTTCAAACCAGACGGCATCACCGATGGCCTATACCTATCACCCAACAACGCCGGAGGCATAAGCATAAATGCTCACAAGTCATGGAATTACACCGCATCTGTCGCGCAAATAACAAATGCCGGTGGCTTCATAGGATCCTCGTTTGTAAAGACCGGTGGCACGTCTTCTCAGGTTCTTATGGCAGATGGCAGCGTTCAGACACATTGGAAGTCCGCCGATATAACCACGGCCACGAGCGACGTTGGTATGATAACCCCGCTTGCAATGAATAATTGGGTCAGCGCGAACTTCTACAAGAAGGCCGACGCCGATTCCCGCTATGTCAATGCCTCCGGCGACACCATGACAGGCCAACTGACAATCCATAACGGCACTTACAACAAGACATTGGTGTTGTCCTCAGCAGGTGCCAATGCCAAGAGCAAGGGACCCGGCATTTTGTTTAATGGTTCGGAAACCGACCGCTCCCAAGGTATCGTTCTTCGCCACGAATGGTACGACACATTCACGCCGGGCTACGGCCTTGCAATCTCTCGCGACACATCGCTTGAAGCCGGCGACGCAAACATGTGGCTTTACAATACCGGACGCTACATCTCAAAAGTTCCGACAGGCACAAAGCCGATAGATGTTGTGTCGACGACGCTGTGTACCAATCTTAACGCCGACTTGCTCGACAGCTACCATGTGTCGCAGCTTGCAAGGCTCACCTCGGCCAACGCCAGTGCCGGCGCGCACAACCTCCCAGTGTATGTCAACGGTGGTGTTGTCAACGCCGTGTCATCTGTTGGTGAGGCTTTCCTGTCTTGGGGTGGCCAATCCTTAAACGGTGGTTTCAGTCCCGTCGACGGCGCGATGGTTGGCGCACTCGGAGCTAATAGATTTGCATTTATAAAGCCTGCCGGCACCACATTTCAATATTCCACGAACAGCGGCTCAACATGGAACAATTACAATCTTAGCGACATCCAAAAGAGCGGCTTCTTCGACGCGGGCGTTCAGCAGGCATTGTATGCCAGTGGCGCATCCAATGTCATGGGTACTGCAAGTCATCAACTACGCATTATCATTGCCACTTCGGCAGCACGTATATATACCGACGTTAATAAATTCGTAATCAATTTCTCGACACAAGGGTGCCATGGCACAACCGTGACGATCGAGAGAGCCCTGGAGTCAACCCCTGACAATTGGGTTACGGTGGCTTCAAATGTACCATTGTCCGGATGGAGTGGATGGAATGTTGTCAATGTCCCCGCCTTTCGCACATACGGAAATAGCCCTGGCGTTCAATACGGACGCATCCGATTCACCTTCAAATGCACAAGCGTAGGAAGTGACAATTCGCCATTCGCAGTGTATTGTATCATGGCCTACGGCGGCTTTGGATGGACGACGGCATCGTCGATGGCCGCCAATGGACATCTGTATAGCTACGACGGTAATCAGAATGCCTACTTCCCGGGGTGCGTCAGATTGAACAATGACGGCCAATATCCCGGCACGACATGGAACAACGGCGCCGGACAACTCGGCATCGCATTGGTCAATAACTCCAATCAGACCCCCTTGTTGGTCGCCCATCGCTACGGTGCAGCATCTGATGTAACCGGTACCAACCGACTATTTGCACTCGAGCTTCTCAACAGCGGCGCAGAGATGCACTTTGCTTTCGGTGGCTCGACAAAATTCAGCATGACCAACACGGGCGTGTTTTTCGCGGACGGCGGTCTGTGGACTAATGGTTTTCTTTCATTCAAGGGCAAGAACACAAGCTCCGATGCCAGATTGAAAAGATACATTGGTGACATTCGTGTGCCACTTGCTGTCATCGCAAAGGCACCCAACATTATATATGCATGGCGCGATGACGGCTCGCTCGACATGGGCAGCATTGCACAGTACTGGCAAAGGTATTTACCGCTATCCGTGCGCCTGTGTCAAAACGGCTATCTCGGAATGGACTACTCGAAAGTCGCACTCGCCTGCGTCATTTCAATGGCATCTGAATTGCTTGGTGTCAAGGACGATGTATCTACGCTCAAACAAGAGGTGCGACAGCTAAGGCACGAAAATCAACAGCTTAAACAACAGCTAAATAAAATGGAAAGGAGGATTGCAGCATAATGGCTAACACAAGTGGAAAAATCACGCCTCCCGTAGGCGTGGAACCCGATGTTTGCGGCACGCTCGGCGTCGGACGCAAAAGCGACGGCTACTACGACAGCTACTCGGCCATATCGGCGGCTACAATAAACAAGTGGTCAAGAATCAAGCCGCTGCGCAACAGCTCATACGCCTCACTGCCCCGACCATTCCAGCACAATTCAGGCGAGGGTACATGGGGCATGGAGTACCCGCGTGTGACGGGAACCAATATGCTGAAAAACGCCAGTATGGGTGTCAAGATGGCGGGAGCGGCTTCGGGCTACAAGAACTACACCTATCTGACGGTGCGCACTACCGACTACGGTCGCCTTGACGACTTCGACGGCTACAACCAAAACGCCGTGCAACCCGTGTTAGCAGGCATGGACGGCAACAAGGGGTCGCAGATTACGATTAACGGATTCGCATCCAACTCCCTACGCTTCTACATTCAGGCCGATGCAAACACCGAAATAGGCATCAATGAGTTTTGGCCGGAAACCAACCTCGTCTATGTCGTGGAGCTTTACTACAAGGACAGCAGCAGCTTCTCGTCCGACACGCCGTTCCTTTGGGCGGCATCCACTAAGAAGCTGTCGGCGATGGGCAAGTTCGACGGCCAGTCCATCACAATTACCATGTCGGAGCTAAAGACGGCATTCAAGGCCAAGTTCCCCTCCGTAGACATCGACAACGGCGAGGTAAAGCTAATCGCAATATACGGGGTTATGGGGCTGTCGGCGACGGGCGAGAGCCACCGAGCGGCGGCATCGGGCGACCACTTCAAGGCCGTAAACGCCGACTTCTCCGGCCTCGGCTACCTCGCCCCGTGGAACGACCACACGCACACCGAACATCAGGCCAACATAACAATCGCCAACTTCTTCTCCTACGTGTTCACGGGGCTGCAATACACCGTAACCTTTCCCGCGACTACGGCGAGCTTCTTCGACCTCACGACGGTCAAGACATCTTATACAGCCGACCTCGGCATCAAGACATCCATAAAGAACACGGGTACGCGCAACTTGGCCGTACACACTCGCGGCACTCTCGCCAACGCCACCTACGTGCGCATGATGCTACGCGCACACGCCGTGGGTGATTTCAGGCAGACAGCGGGCGACCCCGCCTACAACACCCCCTACGACGGAAAGACCGTGGAAGCGGGCATTACCTCCAATGGTAATGTAACCACGCTCACCAACCTCGTGACCATCGGGCCAAACGTGACGGCCACCGTGTACCTGAACCTACAGGGCATTATCCCCGTCGGCGTGACCAAGGGCATAGTCGTCGAGGCTTCCACCGACCAAGGGGCAAGCTGGGTCATCGCACAGTGGCTCACTGCGCAGATAACGCGAAACTAATTATTAACCACATAAAAACCAAAGAGTTATGAACACAATGACAACAGTGAAAGCAGTATCTGCTCGCATCAGATACAACAACTACGACGACGAAAACCGCACCTACGACATCGCAGCAGATGTCGATGTTTCCAACGGCACGATGGGAGCTGTTTCCAACGGCAGCTTGGTGCCTAAGGGCAGCGGCATGGGACAAGGCGTGTCGTTTGACTCCTCCATGGGCTACAAACGACTTGAGTACTACGACAAGACCATCGACGAAATCCCCGCGCATCAGGCCATCAACAACTTCATCGCGAGTGTCAACGCTTTAATCACAACATCCAATCTTTCACAAATCTAAAGACTAACGATTATGGCAAAGAAAATAACATACGACAAGGCTTTTTATCGCTCGCTTCTTTTGAAATCAATCCCCTTCAAGCAAGGCGACAGAACACTCGACGACGCAACGGCAACAGCCGTGCTGCTTCTTTCCGCAAAGTACACTAAGCTCACCGAAAGCTTCAACGCGCTCATTGCCGACGCGGTTAAAGCTTTAAAAGGAAAGGACGATAAATACAAGGACTTTGACAAGAAGGCTCAGGAATTTGCAGACATGGAGCGCATAGAGCAGCAGATTGCCGAGCATGACAATTGGCAGGAGGGCCAAAAGGACGCTGACGGTAATGAAATCTCACGCCCGGCGATGCCATCCGACGAGCAGATAAAGCGAGCAAAAGAGTTGCGAGAGCGCGACGATCGCGAAGCTTTCTATGCCGCCTACGCCGACCTTAAGCAAGCCGAAATCGACCTACGTATGAAGCACGCCGCTGACGAGGTTGACGAGCCTTCGGGATTGACCTCGACCGAACTGCAAGGCATCCTCCGATGCATCGGCACGGACGGGACAATCACCCTTGCCGTGGCCCATCCAATAACGAACAAATACGAGTGGTCGCGCCGAGAGTGCCTCGAGCTCCTGGCCGCCAACTTTTGCTAATTTTAAACGGCATTTAAATACTGTTTAAATTGTATTGAATTATTCTTGCCGGGGTGCAATAAAGCCCCCGGCCTGTTAGTAGTCCTCTTACCTACATACTAACAAAAATGCGCCACAACGCACAGCCGGGGGCTGTATGCCCTCACTGCGTTATGGCGTATTTTGTTATGTAGGTAAGAGTGCTGTAAAATTACAAATAATTGGATAAATATGAAGATATATGAGGTGTTAAATTTTCATCGCGAGTTGTTAAGGCGGCTATATAACTCTGGGGTGAGGCTTGAGGATGCCCGCTATATCGATCTGTATACTGATTATTCCCGGATGCTTGGTG